TATTTAATGCTTTTTATTAACTTGTATTTATTTTTATTAAAAACTATTTATAATATAATAAAAAGGTGGTAAATATGAACGAACAAATACTAGCAAAAAGATTAAAAGAACTTAGAGAGTCTATGAATTTAACACAAAGCCAATTTGGAGATTTAATAAACGTAGCTCAAACTACACTTTCTTCATATGAAAACGGATCAAAAACACCCAATATTGATACTTTGTACAATATCGCAATAAAATGCAATATTTCTATAGATTGGCTTTGCGGACTTTCTGATATTCATAAAACAAAAGATTTCTCATCATATTCTGATATTTTCAATTTAATAGTAAATATCTGTAAATCTATTCACATTGACATAGAAGAGTATCATTACTCTCAAGATGAATACGATATGTCTTTAATAGTCAAAAATCCTATATTAAATGAATTTTTAACAAAATGGTCAAAAGTAAAAGCTATTTATGACGATAAAACAATTGATGCAGATACTTACGAAATTGTTGTTAAATCATTAATTGATAAATATACTACTGATACTTTAAAATATGATAATTTTGTAATAGATGATATGCACTTTAGCTTCCTCTCAAATGAGTAGGAGCTTTTTTTATACCTTTTCATACCTTTTCATACTATTTCATATCTTTTCATCCAAAATAAAAAGCCACTTATTCGTGGCTTGATAATTTCTAAAGATTAGAAGTATTTACCAATATTTCTTCATCCTTAAAAAGTTCTTCAATTAATTTCATAAGTTCAGCAAATAATTCAGGAGTTACCGAACCGACTACAATATAATCAAGTTTATCTTTTTGGAAATAATGAATTTGATTAGCTTTAATAAAGCCATCTTTCTTAACCCCATCTTCAACAGTAATTTCTAAATTTTGCTTCATTGAAAGTTTCTTCTTTCGATGCTCTTCGTTTTTAAAAGAAGACATGACTGAACATGTTAGATCAAATGGCAAACCTTCAATTTTACCTTCACTGTCATTCAATACAATGAAAGGATGATTTCTTTGACGTGTGCCATCTTCTCCAATATATTTTCTAATTAAAATAATATCTCCTACTCTGCACATTTCTTTTTCTTTGGTAAAGTAGCTTTTACTTTACTTTCTCCTTTTAACACTTTTTCGCTAAATTGAAATGGAACAACTTCATCATTATCAACTTTAGCGTTTTTTTGTGTTTTAAGATTTTCGAAAAAGCTAACAGGTAATGCTTGATAAGTCATAATCCCACCTCCACATATTTATTCTACTCTTTTCACAAGTATTTTATCACGTAAAGATGTGGTTAACAACCAATTTAATGGGTGTTATATTGTTTTATACCTTTTCATACTGTTTCAATAGCGCTAACTATAATTGAAATTAAACATAAGGATTTATTGAAAAAAGTCCGTAATTATCAACAAATTTTAGAAAGCGCAAAATTGCGCCCTCAGGATTTCTTTATCCGTTTTTCCTGCCATTGGTTGGCTAATGAATAATTTCATTTATGCACCCTCCTATTCAAAAAATACCCAGTCATCCGCTAACATATCTGTTTGTGATGGTGCCCAAGGTACAATATTTTTCTTTGCATCTAGATTATCAGTTTGTAAATTAGATGAATCTATACAAACAAAAGGATTTGTTGTTGCATCTGTTTCACATAAATGAATAAAAATTCCTTTACCATTCCATCCTTTTCTAGCAAGATTCATTCCTCTTTTTAGATATTTGATAGCTTCATCAAAACCAAAAGTAGCTTCTCCACCTAATTCTGGGCAATTTTCTTCATCTGCAAGAATCCATCCATCATCAAGAATATTAGATAACGTATAAATAACTCTTTCAGTTTCTCTAATATCCATTTCTTTTCCATCTTTGGTATGCATGATTACTGTTTTCTTTTCATTGTCCCAATACCAATATCCGCCCCAACTTGGAAGCTTGATTTTTTCTCCGCTTTGCATCATAAACTTAAATGCTCTTTCAAATTTCATTTTTATTTTCCTCCTAGCTTGATGCATCTATTTTCAAATTTCTTATAAGCATCTAAATAAAGTTCTTTCTTATCTCCGTTGTAAGTTAATTCATAGTACATTCCATCCGAAAGAGATGTTGATGCTAATGCTTTACTATTTTGTAACGCTTTGCAACTCCAAACAGCATAAACATCAAAATCAACTTTGCCATCCGTTTTATCAAGATGTTCTTCTGTGTACTCTCTAACTGTTTTTTTACATAAATCTAAAAATTCATCTGAACCCATTTGTTTTCTCCTTTTTTACTAAAAAATTTCTAAAATAAAAGCAACCATCATAATTAAACCGAAAATAAAAAGTGGGATAAGAATTTTACATAACCCACAAATGAATAGATCAATAAGCTTTAAAGCAATTAAAAGAACGAATAATACTTTTATTAAAGTTTTCATATCAAATCTCCTGATTTTAAGTAAAAGAAAAAGCCAACTTTCGTTGACTTATTATTTATTGTCCTTGTTCCCAAGCCCATTTTTTACACTTATTAAACGCTTCAATCGCTTCTTTTGGGGCATCTCTCATAACTCCATCTTTTACTTTATCTTCATACGGTTCCCATATTTTCATTAGTTCTTCTATTTCTTTAGGATAATGTCTTAAAGTCAT